ATCAACGAGGCATAAAGCAAAGCGTCAGGGTTTGCTGTCAGCATAAAGTTGGTCGTGGCAGAGTCCGATAATGCGGTAGGTTTCTGCCAGTAAAGCATTTCCATCGTGTAAACACCGTCAGGCTTTGGCCCAAGTCTTACCTCATCACCTACCACCGTGTAGGCTTTAGGTTGTCCTGTCTGGCTCCCTGCCCATACCGTGTCCATACGCTCCGGTGTAAGGTAGTCCAAGTCCGTCAACGGTGAGGTGTTCAGCTTGAACGATCTCATCTGCACAAAGTTGGTAGGCAACCCGTAATACTCCTGATCTGCCACCGTACTTGTCTGTACCCGTGTCTCCATCTTCCTTATGCGTAAATTCCTGTTGACACGCAACTCGGCTAACCTGATAAAATCAGGGATAACAGAATCAAGATCAGATCGCTTGCCCCAGTTCTTTACAGCCGTCTGCAACTCAGCGTAGGTCGTGATAGCCATTTATATCCAGCCCCCACCTGTCCTAAATGCTTTGTTGTCGGGATCGTTCAACCACCGCTTCATGGCCGCCTTGTCGTACCAAGTCCCGTCACGCATCAGCTTGTCTATAACAATATTCGGTATGGTGGCAACCTTGGTGAACCCACGGTTGTACTTCATGTCGCTATTGTTCTTCACATCAAACTCGTTACGCTCAAATCGGTTCGACTCAAGTATAGGGGCCGTGTCTTGTGAGGACTCGACAACCAGCTTCTGGTCAATATTGTCCCAGTGAGCTTTTTGCTTAACTGCTGGTGGTATGTATTGTTCTTCGCTCATAAGTTCCTCTTAAAAATAATAGGGGGTGGTTGATAACGCTCAACCACCAAAGCGAGGGAGAGAGAGGCAGTACCCTGCCCCTCAGGAAGACCCGTGTTTAGGAAGTAGTCAAGTCAGCAACTTTGCCAGAACTCTTCTGGTTCCGTGCTTCCAAGGTGTACTCCACTAACATATGGACTTTGTCGCTGTCGCCAGTTTTCGCCAATTTCTCTTGACGGAACGGACGCAGGTAAGCAACTGCCCACTTATCTTTTTCGATAACCATCGCAGTACGATCACGTTGGAATCGGTTGGGAACGATTTTTACCTCGCCCCAGTCTGAAATGTACAGGTCAGCCGCACCCATAATACTGGCCTGACCCTTAGAGCCAGCCGTATCACGGTAGAGCGTTGCAATACCACCAAAGCCTGAGACTTTAGTTTTATTGAACGGGCCAACCATTACACAATCAGGATCACCACCCTCGGTGAAACAGGCTTGCAGTACAGTTTTCAACATGGCTTCGGTAAACACTCTCTGCGTACCGTCAGTGACCGCCCCAGCAGAGGTAGTCGCACCAGACGTTCCGTAAGAGGTGTTCGTATAAACCCAAGACTCAAAACCTCTCAGCTTACGAGCCGCAGAAGCACTACCTGTAACAGCCTGATTCTTACTACAAAGATCAACTTCCATGTCACGCTTCAACTCTTTACCAGCCTTAGCGAGCAAGTAAGAAAGCTCATTCTTTCTACCAGCTTTGTTGATTGAGTTAGCGGTTCCAGTAACGAGTACAACTTTCTTAGAAATCTGTGTACGGTTAGACTCACGAACCGTAGCAACCTGTGCCTCAGCCGCAGAGTCGTCACCCTCGATCACTGCATTACTAGCCGCAGAAGAAAGAGCGTCCGTCTGGAACTCGTGTAAGATAGCCGTGGCTTTAGCACGACCAATGTTTGATTGAAATGGAACATCAGTAGGACTGATATTCGAGATAATGTCGGATAAATCTTCCTTACCACCTACGAGATCGTAGGCATCGTAAGTGTTAGTTGGTTGTGCCATAATAATTTCCTCTTAAAGCATATCGTAAATCATAGAAGCGGCATCATCTACCGATCCTGATTTTCGTAGTTGTTTGTTTTTATCAGCACGTCTCTTCGCACTGACATCGCCTTTGCTCTTGGCAACGCCAGACTTCACATACTTGGGAGTGTCAGCCTTGACCTTTTTCTTCGCAGGTTGTGATCGCTGAATCTTGTCGTACATCATCGCCTTCCTCAGCATAATCATTGACCTGTGATCGGTCAGGGTGGATAACTCTTCGCTAGTGAAACCCTCACCCAGCCCATACTCTCGAACAGACTTACTCGTAGCGTCATCCCAGTCCGGCATGACTGACAATAGTTTCTCCTTGCCAGTTTCCATATTGCGGTTGAACCGCTGTACTCGATAAGTCTGTGCCTGTTGTGCTAGGTGCTGTTGTTGCTTATGACCGTCCTCAATGCCCTTCTCAAGTTCACGTTGTTCATCACGTCTTTGCATGAAAAGCATCGGGTCATCTTCCCGTAGTTTGTTCCAGTCGATCTGCTTGTACTGATCCAACTGTTGCTCCGCTTCGGTCTGCATCTGCCCAAGAGCTTGAGCATACTGGTTGCGTTCATGCTGAATCGCCTGTGCCTGTTCTTCTACGGCCCTTCGTTGTTCAGCAATCTCACTGGTCTTTTTGCGATAGTCCGAGTCCTTGAGATAGCCAGACTGAAGCTCGTCAAGTGTCACATCGACTTCCTTGCCGTCAACCTTGACGGTGTATAGCGGTGTGTCTGTCTGATCCTCTTCTTCTACCTCGGTGTCCTCGGCCTCTGCATCGACCCCATCATCTTTCTGCGTTGGTTCGTCTGGACGTGGGGATTCGTAATCCTCGCCCTGTTTCTCATCCGCTTGCAGGATCGCCTGTGCCGCAGACCCTATTGAACCATCTTGCTCAACTGGTTCAGTTCCCGTCTCAGGGTTGACTGTTTCAGTCTCTGCCATAAATCACCTCTTTAGTTTGATGCTAATAAAAAAAGCCCCGACAAGATTCCCGTTAGGGTTAATCTCATCGAGGCTTCCGTTGGATTGGCTCCGTAGACTTTTCTACTCGCTCAATAAATGTGTGCTACTAATATTCTACTGATGACTCCTGTGTAACCTTCTTAATCACTCCCTCGTGAAAATGCAATATTATTTTGCCACTAAACTTTAAAGCCAAATAATGTTTTATGCAATTAATAATGCGTTCCAATAGTCTGCTCCAAGTTTTGTTTCGACTGTTGCTCTGCCATCTTACCTGTTTCCATTACCGTCCTGATCTCTGTTACAAAATCAGCCAGTATCTGTAGCTTGGTATAAGTACGCTCACGACCAGCAACGTCATTGTCAGATGAGTTCATCCACTGGTTCATATACCCATCACTCAATGTCTGTATTGCTTTCTTATAGACCTCGCTCTCTATAATGCGTTTAGCTTCCTGACCGTCTAAAACTTCTTGGTTACTGTCCACTTAAAACCCCCTTCAATGGTTTATCATTGATCTCCAATATCTGTGGTATCTGGTCATCAAACACAACAAAGTTGGATGTGCCTTTGCCAGCACCCCTAGAACCCTGATCCAGATACTTAATGCCTTTGATGCCTTCCCTTTTAAGAACTGCCGATGTAAGGCTGTCTGAATTTTTTTCTCTACCTGCTACTGCCTTTAAAAACTTGTCAGCATCCCCTAATGCTTCACGATAATTTTGAGCATCCGAACCAAAAGCAGATCGTATTTCTGAACTCAGCCCAACCTGAATCTCCTTGCCAGTTAATTCCCCAAGTGGTTTAGCAATAGTTTTTCCTGTGTGAAATTTTGTATAATCATCCCTTCCAAATAACCCACGCATAGCCAATGAATCCCTTTTGCTTTTTGGAAGTATTTTATCCACAGCATCCATAACTGACTTAGGTTGCTCACTCAAAGGCTTATCCCAATCAAGCATCTTGTCTATATGCTCATCAGGGATGTCTACTTTGTAGAGGTTGCCTTTCGGTTCCCAATTACCATAAAAAGCTATCTCATTTAATGCGTCACTAAACGGTTCACCTCTATTTTTGTCAAATAACTCTATGGCCTTTTCCTTCCCTGCCTCTGGGCCTCTTGCCGCCCATGCAGAATTAATTTCAGCCACCATATTCTCTGGAATAGGCTCACCCTTAAAATTCTTTAGCTTGTCAAAAGCCCCATGTTCCTGCAAACCCCAACCTCCATCTTTGCGAATATTTCTTTGATAATCCTTCGCCACATTCGGATTCTCCGCAAAATAAAGCCCATGACCGTAAGCTGTTGCCCCCTCACCAGTTCCTATCTTACTCATATCAAACTTGCTGAACTTATGTGGTGAACCATGAAATGCTGTTGCCATCGGCCCACCAACAACATCCAACACTGCACCCTCTGCCATCTCTGGTCTTACATACTGAGAGTCCATAACACTTGGCTGTAGTGGATCATTGCCATACATATTTTTATCACCAAAAAATAATCGTTTAGCCTGACTGCCTATTGTCTGCAACATAGATGGCTCTTGCCTCAACACACCACCACGCATATTCATAGCATCACGCTCTAACGCCTGTCTTTCAGCCTCTATCTGTCTGCCAAGTATTCCTTGCATTATTCGCTCAACAATCCTTTCATACGTTCTTGCATAAACATCTTATCCATCATCTGCTTATGTCTGTACCTGTTGAACATCTGAATCTCTTCAGGTGACAATCGGTAAGTCTGACCAATGCTGTCTGGGTTCCTAGGTATGGGCGTTCCCTGTGGCATCACAGGAGGCATTTGCGGTGGCAAAGGCCGAGGAATAAAATCTTGAGGTGGACTATTGTAGGGCTGACGTGGATAATTATACCCACCTTGCTCCGCAAAGCCCGTACCTCTATCCATTTGGTTGCCTCGCAGTCTCGCTATTTCTTCTTCGCTAAGTTGCATCAGTACGTTCCTCTTGGTTTAGGTTTCCTTGTTTTCTTGACTGGCTTCTTGACTGTTTTCTTTTTCATTTAATTCCCTCTGTCCTTAAAAGGAGCATCATGCAGGTTGATGTTATGAATTACTTCCTCCAAGTCTCCTCGCTTGATTTTGTTGAACCAGTCAACTTTCTCAACTGGTTTCTTGTCCTTAATTATCTGGTGGCAAGCCAAGCAGAACACTGATCCATTCTTTTTGATCTTGGTTCTTGGATGGATGCAATTCCCTTCAAACGGCATACCCATTTATTACCCCACTTTAATAGGCCGTCCTGAGTAGCTTTCCATCTGCAACTCTGCGGCCTTGAGTTGGTTCTCTTGTTGTTCCATTGCAATGTCTGCCTGTAACTTTTGCCCTTCAAAGTCCAGCTTCTGTTTTTCCATCTCTAACTTCTGTGCCTCAATTTGTAATTTTTGCATATCAACTTGAGTTTTCATCTTGTCAGCTTCAAACTTCATCTTTTCTGCTTCCAACTGCATGGATGCAATCTGAGCCACACTATCTTCTTTTGGTTGCTGTGGTTGAGTCTGCCCATCATCGGGGTCGGTAATATACTCCTCGATATTCTTCAGGCCCATGTTCATGCCGATCTCTTTGAGCGTATTAAATATATTTTTAGGAGTAACAAGCAAGCCCATACCACCAGCCGCAACAATCTTCTCTTGCATCTGTGCTAAGGTTTGTAGGTGAACCATGTTCTGATCCCGACTACCATTACCCAACCCAACCTTGACCGTGAAGTCAGCCTTGCTCTGCCAACTCGCAGGGTCAACCTCAACCCATTCGTTACGCAACCTGACAGTCGTTGCCTTGTCTGAATTTTTCTGCAACAACTCGTAGATCATCAGAAACATTTTCTTAACACCTGTCTCTGCAAAGTTTCTGGCAATCAACTCGATCCGTGCCTGTGAGCTTTGCATCTGTTGCATATAGGCAGTCGCTGTCGTACTCTGCAATACGTTAGCATCAAGCCCTTGGTTGAACTTGGTTATACCTGTCCGACCATCTCTTACCGTGTCGATATAGTTGAGCATCTCATACGGTGCGTTGCCAATGTTAGGAGCGTCCAACCTCTTGACCGCACCCATCTCTTTAACACGAACTACACCAGCAGGGCGGTTGGTCAGCATATCATCCATATTGACCCTACCATCCAGACACTCGAACCGTCCGTTGTTTAAATGATAAATATTATCGAGGATATTTCTCCATAGCGTTGACTTGATTAATTGTAAATCCATAACGATGTCTGCCATACTGAACCCGTAAAACTTATGAGGCATAGGCACAGGACATATATCTGCAAACGGGATACGGTCTACCTCTTCGTTTGAGATAATTTTGTCGCCAGCTTTCCAGACCTTGCGAATCTCGGCAATACCATCACCGTCCCAGTCGCAACGGATATAAGCCTCGTCTATCCATACCTCTCTGGTTGCACTGTCTGTTTCCTCGTCCGACTTACCTGCCAATGAATCATCCCAGTTCCTAGCCAAATACTCTTGGTCGTGGTGTTGGCTTTCATCAGACTGGTAGGTATCAGCGTCATCAAATCCCATCTCTATCAGTTGCGATACCGTGTAATGGGTACGGTGACAAACAAAGTTGGCATCCTCGATAGTCCGTGCTGTTCTCGATATGTAGAACTCTTCTGGTGCTACAACTTCGATGTCAACCTTACCCTTACTTATATCTCGCATGATCGTTACGTTGTGCATCATAGGCACAGGCTCGACCATGCTCATCTCTTCATCCATAACCTCAGTCGTTTCCTCAACGACACCACCCACAGCCGTATGCTCCACCACCTCAACCGCATCGTCCATAACCAGTAGCTGAAACTCTTCATCACTCAGGCCCTCGTAGCTCTCACGTTCAACCGTATCGTCATCCTTCCACACCACCTTAAAGATACCTGTCTTACTGAGTAGTGCGTCCTTGATCGCATCACGCAATAAAGCGTAGCCATCATTCTGCTGAAAGAATACATAGTTGCAGTAGTCGGTGGCTTGCTCTGCCAGTTCAACGTCCTCTTCGTTCTGCGGCTCAAACCGTCCTACCTCATCGCCACTTCCAAAGATACGCATGAGGATAGGCATAGCCCACTCAACGACATCCATAACGTCAGTCGATACTACCGAGGAACGCCCAGCAATCTCGTTACCGAAAGGCTCACCGTTGTAATACTCAAGTGCCTTCCTACGCTGTGCATCCAACTCACCACCGTAACTGCTTGCTTGCCCAACCTCACGCTCAATGATATTGAGCAGTGTATCGTCTGTCATTTTTTGCTTTTGTTTAGCCATTTATTTCCTCATTCTTTCTTTTTATTCTTTGCTCTTGACCTTGGAACAGGTGTCTTATCTTCTTTAACTAGTCTGAGTTTCCTAATGTCTCCACCACCTAACAGCGTATGGATGCCACGGTTAAGCAAGTCAACCTTCTCTTCCATCTCCGCAATCCTTAAATCAAGCTCATCATAATGGGCTTGCAATAAATTAATATCTGCTTGCATTTTTAGACTCATACGACTGCCACCTCCACCTCTGGTAATTCACTGTTGAAAGAATGTCCGGCAACAAACGCTGACTCATGTGCCAAGGTCAAACAAAAACTATCCGCTAAATCTGGTGAACGCAGTCCACGCTTCTTCATATTGTCCTTGCTCTCGACCTTGATCCTACCGCTTGATGTGTACTCGTAACGTGGCACACTCAATTCAGCCGCCAGTTCATTGCAACCTTCGGGTAGCTTACAGTCTCTTCCTTGGAACCACTCTCTTGCTTTAAACCATAACTCATCTCTAAGTCGTAGATACGTCTTATCACTGGTGGAAGGTGCTTCAGATACATTGATTCCTCTAGCTGGTAAACCCATCTCAGATAACCTATCGCACACACCCGACCCCAACCCAATACTGTCAACCAAAATCTCATCAGGACGCTCATCAGCAAAGTTCTCCAACCGTTTGTATTCAGCCATTATCAGTCCACAGGTCTGCATTAAGTCCTTGCCCTGCCATGTAGTCACAGGCTCAAGTATCTCCTTACCTCTCCGTTTGCATAAAGCCGTGCGGTCTGCACCAAAACGACTGACATCCAACCCCCATATAACTTTTTGTGTGGGACTCTGCACCACGTCTCTCTCTACTGCTGACTCGATCCAACTCAACGGGATCACCGTGTCATCACCCTCTTGAGAAAACTCACCCAATACCCGAACACGGTAGACATTACTTTCGTCACCGTACTTATCTTCCATCTCCTGTATGAATGACGGGGTTACATTCGTTGATTCGGCACATGAAACCTTCATCGTATGCCAGATTCCCCTGTCACTATGAAACGCATCGTAGAAGTAACCAGAGGTTCTTGTCGGGTTCCCTGTCATTATCGTCTTAGCACCCACAGAACTCATCGCCCCTTGGCCTACCTCGAATATCAACGGGTCAACACCTGACGCTTCATCAACAATAAACAGCATATTCTCCGAGTGGAAACCCTGAAACGCTTCGGGTGTTTCTTTCCTCGCTGTTCTTGCAACCGCAAACGCCTCGGACTCTGACCCTACAACCTCAAGCCTCTCGTTCCTCAGACTCAACTGATCCTGATACCACTTGGGCATCTTCCTGTACCATTTCCCCAACTCTCCCCAAAGAACATCACTCAACTGGTGGGCTGTCGGGGCAGTACAAGCGATCTTGCCCAGCCTCGTACTCATCCACCAAAGTATCACCCAAGCTAAATAGGCTGACTTACCAACACCATGCCCAGAGCGTATTGCGATACGATCATGCTTGACAACAGAATCAAGTGCTTCCCTCTGCCACTTGTCAGGAGTAACGCCCAGCACTTCCGATACGAAAGCGTTAGGGTCGCTCTTGAACCGTTTCAGCCTCGATATAACTTTGCTCTTGTCGCTCATCCATCTCCCTCAAACACTCGTGTAATGTCACACGGTGGTCAACCTTGACCTCGTGCTTCTCAATCAACATCCCGTGTATCTTTGCGTTCAACATTATTATCCTGTCCCTTGGGATCAACTTAATCTTCACACCCAACCCAGCACCATCCGGTAGATTGATAGTTGTGATCTCTTGAATCATGTCACGCACACCACGAGGAACCTCACGCAAATCTTTCACAATCAACTCACCGTGGTTGATGTCGTAAAGATCGAGCAAGTCTGCGTGCATCATCTCATCCGTCTTAGTGACGATCTGCTCACGTCTCTTGTCCACGTTATCGTCAGACCGTTTCACATATTTTTCAATCTCCTTCTTGACTAATGAATGCTCAAGAAGAGCGTGACCTTGTTGCATCGCACTGTTCTTTGCGTACCCTGCTTTAATCGCACTAGCTTTTGCGTTGAAATCCGTAACGTAAGCCCTGCAAAAAGCCTTTTGTTTAGCGTTTAACTTTAGTTCTTTCATGCCTTTCCTACTCCGTCAACGTGAACACAACCGATATTGCTGTTTTTCGGGACACCAATCTTTACTGCTTCCTTCACCCTCGCAATACATTTCTTCTCGTCCCAATGTGTTTCCAGTATCTCCATTCGCTCTATCTCCATAGGCCCACTGAAAAGAACTAGCATTAACAGCCACATTATTCGGGCCAGTCAACCCACTCGCTGGTCTTTATCGGTGAGGCTTCCAGTTTATACTCGTAAGCACTGCTCGGTGCTTGTGTGATAATAGTTATCGTCCTACTCAACGGTTCAATATTCACCTGATTACAGTCAGGTCTTGGTGTGACCGCAACAATCCGGTACAAAAACTCACGACCATTAGCATACTCGACCATCATCATCTGGTTCATAGGATGGTAGTCCCTGATCTCGATTGGGGGTGGTAGCTTGGGTTGACGTTTATCAACAACCTCATCCGCTAAAGCCAACCCACAAAAGATAAAAGCTATCACTAAGCTACCTATTAATTTCTTCAATCGTGTTCTCATATTTTCTTACCAGCGAGTCCATGAGTATCGTGTACTCCCTCAACTGTGATAAATGCCCCTTGTCGATACAGTAGTAGTCTGACTCGATACGATTTGGGTTGTCATCGCATTTGAGAAATACCTCGCTCGGTTCTGTGATTGCTTTTGGAGTAAACGGTCTTGGGTATATCTGGAAAGATACACCGCTACCTTTTACGCAACCAAGGAGAACGAACAGGGTTATCGCCAGCAGAACGTACTTGCTTCTCAGCTTCCTCATCCTCAAGCCTGTTAAACTCGTTAATATTTCCGACTTTCCTTACCGCTCGTCTAAGATTTGCCAACTCTTTCACCTTCTTGCCAAGACCGAACACCCATACGAGTACGGACACTATCAGTATTGCCAAGACAGTGAACAGGGTCATGGATTTTTCCTGTCCATTCCCATTTTCCAAGTCACACCACCTGACATCCCAACCATAGCCCAAGTCTCTGGCATGAATACATGGTGTCCGAACATGGAACAAACTGCCATCCCGATACCGATAAACATGATGGCAAAAGTCTTGTACCCTGCCATGAATCCGTCTATCGCATCCACTAACGGTTTAATCAACTTCTCCATTTTTTCACCTCTCAAAAATTAGTAAAGCCAAACGACACCAGCTACCTTGCTGGGGTCAACATCCACATGAACAAAGTTTTTATTTATACCGACACGATCAAACACAGGCATGACCGCCTTCAACAACCTTTGCCTGTACCCTGAATCACCACACTTGAGGTCTGCCGCGTAACCTGTAACATGGCTCGATGTCGGTGATCCAATATTACCGTTGTACTTCTCGCACCGTATCCCACTGGTGACGATAATCGCCTCGCCCAATTCGTTACGGACTTCCTGTAACCGTCTGACAAGATCGTCTTTGATGTTGCCTCGATTGCACCCACAGGAACAAACGAACTCCCTACGATTAAAATGGGTTGTAATTTGTTCATCGTTCACAAAACATACCTCTAGCTAATTTAGACATACCACGGTCTAGGGTTGCGTATGCAAGTGTTAATTTATTTTTATTACAGGTGGGGGAACAAGGTAGGAGGGACGCTATGAAAAAAGTTTTCTAATTCATAACGCCCCTTGAGGTTGGGTTTTATTTCTTGTCATTAGACGTTTTCTGCTCGCCACTCAGCGATTGCCTTGACAACTTTTGGTTTCTCCAAATACTTTTTTATTTCTTCATGAAACTTATCTATTTTTTTGTCTATATCCACACCAAGCACCCAAGCCAATTCTCTAGCTACAAGGTGAGCATCAAATTCTGGAATAATCAAGCCATTAGGACAATCCCTATGCCTACCCTCATCCTCTATTTTTTGTGGAATTTCAAGGCAGTCAATAATATCCTCTGTTGTAGAATCATAGGTTAAAGCGTTTTCCCATAATTCTAATCGGTGATTTGCAAGGCAAGCCTTCATCCTTGCCTCAATTTGTTTTTTTCTTTTCATTTCCTGTCTCTCCCTTTTTGAATTTCACTCACGTTGGTTCGCTCCACGGGTTTCTCCCAATAAGGTGTGCCACATCCCCTCGGCTTCGAGGGGCAACGCTTAGGCATATTGGTGGAGCGTGGTATCCAAGTATGCCCACAACGCTGGCACGTTAAAGTGGTTAGTTTAATTTTCATAAATCCGACATCCCTTGCATTGCATAGCGTGGGACAAAACAGTTTTCCATGCGTTTTGTTGTGCGGTTGAAGTTCCGATAAATACCATAAAGGTCATGGGCAAAATTCCCAATATCAGCTTCCAATAATTGATCTATCTCAATCGGACTTTCCTCATGTGCAAACTCTATATCCATCATTAAATCCATTTGCTGTGATGGCAAGAAGTCCAATTCAACGATTGCCCGTTTAGCAATCTTGCTAATAATTCGGGACTCTTCAAGTTTATCTTTCTTGATAGATTTTTCGATCTCACTAAACAAGTGCTTAAATGCTTTGTGCTGTTTATTCATTGTCATCTCATCTCTCCCTTTTAGATTGTTCAATAGCATCTTCCATATCCCTTTCCCATTGCTTCCATGTCCCGTGGTTCAAGGCATAGCAGTAAATGGAATCGGGAATGTTTTTAACCTGACAACCTTCAAGCTCTGCAAAGTAGAAGTACCCATTGCCTTTGACAAGCTCAAGACCGTGAGGCTTGAGCAAAGCGTTCAGGTTGTTCATCGTGACTCTCATCCCATCTCTCCCAGTTGAGGGGGCAAAGCCCCCTGTTAGTTATGCTATGTCTGCGTATCTTTTTTGATGATCTTCAAGTTTTTTAACTTGAGCATCAGTGAGTGATTTAACTTCAGTCATACGCAAATTGTTGTTTGCTGAATGTTCAATGTTGAAGAGTTTGCCTTGGAACCAGATTTGGATGCAATCGTTTAAATCAGAATGCTTCCCAACAATGTTTTCAGCTTTTACCAAATGCTCTGCTTGTTCGAGTGGGCGAGGGCTACTGCTCATAAAAGTTGCCATTGGATTGAGCCAGTAAAGCTCGTGACCATTCTTTTTTGCTTCTTCAATTGCTTTGATTGGGTCTTGGTTGTATTCAATGTAGTAACTCGCAACACTTTCAATCATGTAATCCTTGGTGAAATCCTTTGATGTTTCTACCCTGAGAATTTGTTTGTTACTCATCTCAAGAATTTCAAGAACCTCTCTTGCTTGTCTGTTTTCTAAATCTTCTAAAGTTGGTTTCATCTCATCTCTCCCAAAAAGTTATCATTAACTACACCTATAATATAACCCTATCGGGTAATATATGCAAGCAAATAATGCAATAAAAGTGCAACTATTTAGTCTTTTAAATACAACTACTTAGAGACACTTACCCAAGATGATTTGATTTTTTTCTTTTTCGGGTCTACATAAACTGGAACAGAGAATGTAATCCCACGGTCTGGGTGTGTGAATGTCAAGGACTGACTGGGGGGTTCGTAAGGTAGGTTTAGGTTGTAGGCATATTCATCGTAGCCTTTAATTGATCCGTTGACGATCAATCTTCTTGATTGCCAAAGCGTATGGAAGTGGCCCATCATAAGCACATCGTACTCTTGGTCAATCTGCGAGTTGCGTGATCTTTTTTTATGATCGCCACGCATAATCGGCATCAATGCACCCGTGATTCCATCGCCACCACGAAACTGATCTCCGTGCGTCAAACAATATCTTGTGTTGTAAACTTTGAACAATGCGTCAGGCCCGTCAGGAATTAAAAACGATACACGCTGATCTGCCTTGCCATCATAGGGATGGTAATGTCTTTTTAAAAGTTGGTAAAGCAACCAGTCGAATGAAGTGTACGCTCTACCCTTGTGCCTAATCTTTCTTGTGTTCCTACCGTGGTTGCCTGTCACACCAACAATAAAAACATTCGGAAACTTTTCGAGTAACTGATTTATCACCCAGATCAAAACACCGAGCAAGTCAAGCATGGTCTGCATGGTGGTGATCTCGTTGGACTCGGTGAGTTCTTCGTGTAAAACATCGCCACTAAACATATCACCGCCCAAAGCTAAAACGATTCCCTCGTAGTTGGGGTTGACCATGTGGTTAAACATGAGATCAAGTGCTGACTCCATCAAGCACCTGACACGCTCGTGGGCTATCCGTAAATTAAACGCATTTTTCTTGGCAATCTGGGACTGATCTACTACCTCACCCCAATGCCAGTCGGAACAAAAAAGCGTGGGAATCCCTGCACTGTGCGAGCTTTGTTCTGGTGGTGTTATCAACCAGTCCGGTGGGGTAGGATCAAGTTTGGCTACCTTGAAAATCTTTTGTTTGATTTCAATAGCACCCATCTCCTCGAACTCAATCTGCTTGAGTTGTGCCTGTAACATTTTAACTTTTCGCTCAAGGACTTTGACCTCTCGGTCATGGCGTGGGACAACACCTTTGGACGGTTTCATTCCAAGGCGAGCCGCTTTATCTGACCGCTTATCAATTGTGGACTCTGGCAAACCTGTTGCTTTGGAAGCCAGATAGGGTGAACCATGTTCCGTAACAAGATCAAGAGCCTCTTGTAGTTTGGTTTCTTTTTTATCTTTCATCATTCAACCCCCTTTATAATTTCAATATCCATCACCCAACGCTTCGGGATATTTATTTTTCCACGGTACTCGTCATTATCGACTCTCTTGTCGCTTGTCAACACCACATCCTCTTTCGATACACCAATCCATAAACCATAGCTGTCGTATATAACCGACAAATGATCTCTGAGTAATTCCTTCGGGCTTCCATCATCACAGGCATCCGCACTTGCATCAGGCCAACGTACCCTGACCAACGATCCCTCTTGAAT